GGTCAGCTGAATGCGCAGGCCTCCCGCCGGGTTGGCGAACTGGAACAGCGACTGCTGGAACCACCGGATTTCGTAGCCGGCGGACGACGGCAGGCGGCACATCACGAGCCCGTCTTCCTCGTCGAGGTGCGGGAACCCGCCGATCGACTTCGCGATCACCTCGGGAGGCGAGAAGCCCCAGATCTGGCTGTCGTTCGTGCAGCGGCTGACCTCGAGCGTCGCTTCTTGCTTGTCGCTCGAATAGACCGTCAGCCGGCGCGTGCCGATCGACTTCCCCTGCGGGTTGTCGTTGTACACGACGCCGTTGTTCAGATCCTTCGCCACCTGGGCGTACACCGCCTTGCTGCAGAAGCAGCGCAGCACTTCCGCGTTGCCGACCGACAACGCTTCCTGGCAGCCGTCGATCAGCGCCGACAGCACCGAGCCACCACCGGTGGCGTCGATGAACGTGCCTTACAGCCGGCTGTTCGCCGTGCGGTCGACACCCAGGAGTGTCGTGATCGTCGCGTCGCCCAGGTCGGTGAGCTGGTTCGGGAAGAACGCCCCCAGGCCGACCGGGGACAGACGCGTCGGGGACGCGTTGTTGTCGCGCGCGCCGGCGCGGAACGCCCAGTCGTTGTTGACGGCGCCGGGACCCGCCAGGGCACCGGACATCGTCACCAGCTCGGAGCCGACCGTGTACGAGACCTTCGTCACGTACAGACGCGTCGCCGAGCGCAGCACGCCGCCGTTCAGCGTCGCCGCGAAGACGATCGGCATGCCCTTGATGTACTTCGTGATGTCAGACGCCACGAGCGGCTTGAACGTCGAGCCCGACACGTTCGTGATCTGGCTGATCTCGCCCCAGCCCTTCGACTGGAGCACCACGGCGTTGTTGTGGGCGATCGCGCGCATCTTCTTGCGCATGCCCGCGTCGACCATCTTCTGCCACGCGCCGTCCTTGTTGCGCGTGCGGCCGATCATGTCCGACGTGATCTGGACGGTGTCGGAGTACGCGAACCAGTCCGATCGGAACTTGCTGCCGATCGTCGGGTTGTTCGCGCTCGCCGACAGCTGCGCCTCGGTGAAGTCCGGCGAGCCGCCGTCCAGGTCGTCGACGTCCGCCATCCACGTGAAGTCCTCGCCGCCATCGCCGTCGGTCTCTTTCTTGATCGTCGCCAGCAACTGGTCCGACATCTTCGAGATCGAGTTGTCGATGAACTTCGGGTCATAGGTGCGGCGGACGTATGCGTCGCCGGCGGTACGATTGAGCATGGGAACCTTGCCTTACGGACCCTCTAGAGGATCCCTTCCTTGCGCAGGTCTTCGTTGATTTGCCTGCGGCGTTCTTCAGGGTCCATCGAGTACTCCCGCGTCTTTGGCGCCCCTGAAGTCGCCTTTCCCGCGAGGGTCTTGCCGCTCGTACTCGCTGCGGGCGCGGCAGGCGTCGCAGCGGTTGCACCTTTTGCGCCCGGTGCAGGGGCGGGAACTGGATCGCCGAACTCGGCGCGCAGCAGCTTCTCGGTCTCACCGGCCAGCGCCGCAACGGCGGCGTCCGGGACCTCGTGGACGGCCAGCTTGTGCATCTTGGCGTACGCCTCGACGGCGCTCCAGAGCTCGCGCTTGCCGTGGCTGGTCGCCGTGCGGGCGTACTCGGTCTTGTGCTCCTCGATCGCTTCCTCGATCGCGTCGCGGAACGCGGTGGTCTGCGCCTCGGTCGACTGCTTCGCCTGCCGCTCGTCGCGGTTGCGGAATTCCTGCTCGAGCCGGGCGATCCGCTCCTCGGGCGTTTCGGGCTTGGCGTCGCCGCCGTTCGCCGCGATGTGGGCCGCGAAGTCGCGGAACGTCGGGAAGCCCAAGCGCTGAAGCGCGGTCAGCGGCGTGGCCCGCAGCTGGTCGACGAACTCGCTGTACTGCTTCAGGTCCTCGCGCAGCTTGACGTTCTCGGTCTTGACCGTGTCCACGGCGCGCTCGGCGCGGCGGGCGGCGGCCATCGTCTTGTTCGCGAGCGCCAGCTGGCCCTTGGCGTACCTCTCGGCGGCGGTCTTGAGGACGTCTTCTGCGATCTCGAGCTGCGGCGGCGGGTCGGCCGCTTCGCCTTCCGGCTTCGCCTCGGTGGTTTCGCCGGCCGGTGCGTCGCCGGCGGGCTTCTCGGCCGGGGTCTCGTCCTCGATCGTCTCGTCAGCGTCGCCCGTGTCGGCGTCGTCTGCCGCGCCTTCGGTCGCTTCGCCTTCGTCCTGCGTTCCCATTCACAGATGGGGCCTTTGGGGACCGGTCTCAGGCCGCGACGAGCGCGGGACCTGCGGCGCCCGCAGGCGGTCCCGCACCACCAGCGACGGCGGGGGGGGCCGGTGGCGTCGCCGCCGCCTGCGCAGCGGCGCGCGCCTTCGCGTCGAGCGCCTTGCACTTCTTCAGGTAGCGGCGGACGCGCTCCAGGTGCTTGTCTGGCACCTCGTCTTCCTGGCCCTGCGCCAGGTACTCGGTGCCGATCTCGATCGCCACGGCGTAGTTCGTGAACTCGTCGGGCATCGCCGCTGCCACTTTGTCGTACAGCAAGCCCTCGAACGTCTTTTCCAGGTTGCGGCGCTGCGCCTGCTTCCGGCTGACGCGCCCATCGGCGTCCAGGTCCTGCAGGTAGTCGGTCAGCTCGCCCGGCTGCCACTCGCCGATCTCCAGCATGTGCTCGCCGTAGGCGACCAGGCCGGACGGCTCGGTCGGGATCGGCGACGCGGGCTTGATCTCGAGCACGTACTGCTCCTCGTCCATCCTGGCGTCTCGCCAGTCGGACTTCGTCAGCCCGCGGCCGCGCTCGCCCGGCATCGCCACGACGTAGCTGCTGGGCGTCTTCTTCCGGTCCGTGCCGTTCTCGGTCTTGAGCACGCAATCCCGCACGACCGAAAGCGCCACCTTGATGCAGTCCAGGTGGAACTGCTCCCACCGCTGCTGGCGGACTGCGTTGCGCTGGCCGCTGGTCGCCTTGTCCTCGCGCTTCGCCGCGGCGCTGGCGTTCAGGCCGCTGTTGGTCTCGCCCTGGCTGGCCCCGAGGTTGATCCCCAGGTTCTCGAAGATGCGCTGGCCGTCGCGCTCGATCGCGCGCTCCCAGTCGTCGGTCACCTGCTGAAACAGGATCTGCTGCGGCGGCGTGTCGCTGGTGCCCTCCCAGACGGTCCCGATCTCGTTCGTGATCGTCGTCTTCTTCAGCTTGTTGCCGGCGTTCACGTACAGGTGGCCGCTGTGACACAGCTTCCGCGCGCGCTCCACGCGGTACTCGTTCGCGTTGATCCGGTACTGGAGCTTGCGGGCCTGCGTCATGCACGACAGGCCCCAGCCGGTCGTGAAGCGGTCCTCGAGCGCGAAGAACACCGTCTCGTGAAACGCCTTCGTGTACGGCTCCACGTCCAGTAGCCCGTCGGAGACGTCCAGCGCGATGATGTGCCAGCCGTCCTTCGCCTTCGGGCCGCTCGGTAGGTGCGTCGCCTCGAACACCTCGATATGGTCTGCGGGCGCGCCGCCGGCGGACACCGGATTCGCCATCTCTATCGCCCGCTTCTTCTCGTCGGTGTCGCCGAAATCGGCCATCACGACGTCGCGCGGCACCGGGCGGCGCCGGTACAGCGTCTGCCACTGGCCGCTGACCATGCCGTCCAGCGGGTCGATCGAGAACTCGGTGGCCAGCGCGCGCTCGGCCGCGCAGCGCCCGTTGCGCCGGTAGAACGTGATGGCGCCCAGGCCCGACTCCAGGATCGCCGCGTCGAGCCCGGCTCGTTGCCGCAGGCGGTGCAGCTTCAGTTCGTACGCCAGGCCATCGGCGAAGTGCTGGAGCTCGCGCGCGCGGTGCCGCTGCCGGTAGTTGCCGTCAACCGCGATGCAGCGGGCGCGCTGGTCCGTCGAGAAGACCTGGCTGGCCAGGGTGTCGATCGCGGGCGTCCGGTATTCCCGGCGGCCGTAGCAGGACACGTCGGCGTAGCCCATGTCGTCGGCCATGACGAACAGGATGTTCGGACGGGCCCTGCGCGGCTCGGCCGCGATGGCGCCGGTGGCCATGAC